GTATTATATTTCATGTATGCCTTGGCTCAGGCGCATCAAGAGAAGGAACTGCCAATTCATGGCAAGGAACCAATATTGTTGCAACATCAAATCAAGTTGACTGGATCAATACATCAAGCGCAACCTTTTACATCACCGGCGTACAACTCGAAAAAGGCAGCACAGCCACCAGCTTTGATTACAGGCCGTATGGTACGGAGTTGGCGTTGTGCCAGAGGTATTTTGAAATGTCATATGACATTGGAACTGCTCCATCTACCGCGACAACAACTGGAATGAAGTTTTTTAATTGGGCTATTAATGGAGCAAATAGTGGCGCCGGTGGGGTTTCATTTCAAGTCCCCAAGCGCGCCACGCCAACAATTGCTACATATGATGGGGCAGGAACAATCAATAATGTTTCTACTGTCCCAAACGGGAGCACTACTTTTACTAATGGTAGAGCTTATTACGGAGCGCCATATAATATTTCTACGAATAGTTTTACGCACCAAGGACAAGTTAGTGTTGGGAATGTATATAACTTTGTCCACTTTACTGCATCAGCGGAGCTTTGATTATGTACAGACAAAACGGAATTTACAGTTTTAATTTTGGCACAGAAATTAAGATTTTGATTGGCGTTGATAATAATACTGTTATGCGATTATCCGATGGCGCTACTATACCATTCGACCCAGCCAACACCGACTATCAGGCATATCTTGCGTGGCTTGAGGCGGGCAACACACCAGAACCCGCTGACGAGCCCGCTGACGAGCCCGCTGACGAGCCCGCACCATGACGCCCGAACTGCAAAAATACTACGAAGATCGGTTTGCCATGATGACCCATCAGGGCTGGCGCGATCTGCTTGAAGATATTGACGGAATGATAACGTCCTTGAACAATGTATCCACTATCCAGGACGAAAAGGATTTACAATTTAAGAAGGGTGAGTTATCTATCTTAAATTGGCTGAAAACCTTGAAACAGGTCAGCGAAGAGGCATACGAGGCACTCAATGAGAAAGATCTTTGAATTTCTCTGCGAAAGCGGAGAGCGCATCGAACGATTTGTTGAATACGAAGACAAAGTAGTTCGTTGCAATTGCGGCAAGACGGCCAGCCGCACAATATCTGCACCGGCGTTTAAATTGGAAGGGTGGTCGGGAGCGTTTCCAACGGCTCACGCAAAGTTTGATAAAAAGCACCGAGACAAGCTAAAATCCGAGCAGAAGGCGAACAGATAAGCAGAAATGCCCTGTTCATGTTTAATCCTGAGAACCAAAAGATGGCAGGAAAAGGAACTTCGACATGTTGATTGATAAAGAACCAGAGATGCCTAGTGAGTTAGAGGCAGAAGAAGCAAAACTACCCGAGTACGCAGCGCCAGAGATACCTGAATTGCCCGACCGCTATCGCGGAAAGTCCATTGAGGATGTCGTCAAGATGCACCAAGAGGCCGAAAAGGTCATTGGTCGCCAGGCGCAGGAAGTCGGGGAAGTGCGGAAACTAGCCGATGAGCTGATCAAGCAGAATCTCTCGTCAAAATCGCAACCTGTTGAACAGGTAGAGCCTGAAGTAGACTTTTTTGAGAATCCCCAAAAGGCGATTCAAAAGACCGTTGAGTCACATCCGGACGTTATCGCTGCCCGTCAAGCGGGTATCGAGTTCCAACGGATGCAAACCCAGCAGCGCCTGGCGCAAGAGCACCCTGATTTCATGGAAATCAGTGCCGACAAGGACTTTGAGACATGGATTAAATCGTCTCAGGTACGACTCGAGCTCTACACCAGAGCGGATGCGAAGTTTGACTTCGACGCGGCTAATGAGTTGCTGAGTACCTACAAACAGTTGCGTGGCATCAAGCAAAAGCAGGTGGAGCAGTCCGGTAAGGAAGCTCGCCAGCAGACGATGAGAGCCGTGCAAGTGGACGCAGGTGGGACGGGTGAGAGCTCCAAACGTGTCTATCGCAGAGCTGACCTTATTCGGCTGAAAATGACCGACCCAGCTCGCTACGATGCGCTGTCAGACGAAATTATGACGGCCTATGCAGAGGGACGGGTCAAATAAATTTACTTTTGACCTTTAGGAGTTAGACATGGCAACAGCATTTAATCCCGCAAATAGCGTAACAACGACAACAGCAGCAACCTTTATTCCAGAGATTTGGAGTGATGAAATTGTTGCGGCCTACAAAAAGAACCTGGTTCTGGCCAACGTTGTTATGAAGATGAACTTCAAGGGCAAGAAAGGTGACACCGTTCACGTTCCAGCCCCAACCCGTGGTAGCGCCTCGGCCAAAACAGCGACCAACGCTGTCACGCTGATCGCTGCAACTGAGTCCGAAGTCCAAATCCTGATCAACAAGCACTACGAGTACAGCCGCCTGATCGAAGACATCGTCGAAGCTCAAGCTCTGAACTCGCTGCGTCAGTTCTACACCAACGACGCTGGCTACGCGCTGTCCAAGCAGGTTGATACCGACCTGATTCAGCTCGGCCGTGCTTTCAATGGCGCAACCGTCGGCACCGACGACTACGCAACTTCGGCTTCCAGCACCAAGGCTTACATTGGTTCGGACGGCACGACTGCGTACAACTCGGCATCGTCGAACGCTGCTGCCCTGACCGACGTGGCGATCCGTCGCACCATCCAGCGTCTGGACGACAACGACACCCCAATGGACGGCCGTTTCTTCGTCATCCCACCATCAAGCCGCAACACCTTGATGGGTCTGTCTCGCTACACCGAACAGGCGTTCGTGGGTGATGGCAACGCCATCCGTAACGGCGAAATCGGTAACCTGTACGGTATCCCTGTGTTCGTGACTTCCAACGCCGACTTCGGTGCTGGTAACACGGGCGCTGACCGTATCTGCCTGATGGGTCACAAGGAGTCGATGGTGCTGGTTGAGCAGATGGGCGTTCGTTCGCAGACCCAGTACAAGCAGGAATACCTGGGCACGCTGTTCACCTCTGACATGCTCTACGGTGTCAAGGCAATGCGTACTGCTGCAACCGTCGGCGCTGCTACATCGTCCTCGGCCTTTGCACTGGCTGTTCCAGCCTAATTAAACTCCCCGGCTTAGGCCGGGGGTTTTTAACCTAATTAGGAGAACATCATGGCAAATGCAACATCCGTCGTCGTACGCGCTGGCAATGACCAGTTTCGCGGTCTTTACACTAGCACCTGGTTGGTTCGTGCCACTCTCAACGCTGACAGCTTGTCTGACGGCGCTGGTGACACCGATACCGTAGCTGTTCCCGGTGTGGCACTCGGTGACATGGTTTTGTCGGCTTCTCTGGCAGTGGATGTGGCGGGTCTTATCGTCACAGGCTATGTCAGCGCAGCAGACACCGTTAGCATCCGGTTCCAGAACGAAACCGGCGGCACCGTTGATCTGGCGTCGTCCACACTTCGTCTCGTAATCGCACGTTCATTGGCGTAAAAGCCGGGGGCTTTGGCCCCCGTCTTGCCATCAGGAGGTTTCATGGCAACTTTTAAGTGTCTATCCAGTGGCCAAACAGTCACGTTTACTTTGCAGCACGACATCGACAGCATGAAAGGCCATCAAGGATACATCCGCGTCGATTTACCCGAGGATACGCACAGCGAAGAGGCTAGTTTGGTAACCATACCCCCGCCAGCAAAACGGCAGGGGCGGCCAAGGAAAATGGAAAATGTCGGAAATTGACCCGAGAGAGTTTGGCAAATTGGAAGCGCAAGTAGAACTCATGCAGTCAGAGATCCATGCGCTGCGCAATGACGTCAAGCAGTTGCTGGAAATGGCTAATAAGTCCAAAGGCGGCTTTTGGATGGGTATGACGATCGCGTCTGCTTTGGGCGGCATACTGACTTTTGTTGCAGATAGACTGTTTTTCAAATAAGGGGTGACATCATGCCAATGGTTGACGGAAAGAAGTACCCATACACGAAAAAGGGCAAGCAGGAAGCTGCTTCGGCCAAAATTAGCAAGCTGCGTAAAGAAGGTTATCCGCAGAAACAAGCCGTGGCTATTGGCTTGAGCATGGCAGGGATGGCCAAGAAAAAGGCCAAGAAATGAAGCCGGTCTGGGAGGCCAAACGGCCTAAAAAGCTGGGTGAGTCTAAGCCCTTGACCCCAGCGAAAAAGGCGTCGGCCAAGCGTATGGCCAAGGCAGCTGGACGGCCCTATCCGAATTTGATCGACAACATGAGGGCAGCGAGGAAGAAATGAAAACACCCGCTTGGCAAAGAAAAGCCGGTCAAAATGCAAAAGGCGGCTTGAATGCCAAAGGCCGGGAGTCTTATAATGCAGCAACTGGGGGAAACCTCAAAGCGCCGGTGAAATCCGGCGACAACCCACGACGAGCTTCTTTTCTTGCCAGGATGGGCAATATGCCCGGTCCGGAGCGTGTAGACGGCAAGCCCACCCGGCTGCTGTTGTCCTTAAACGCTTGGGGCGCTACATCCAAGGCAGATGCAAAGGTAAAAGCTAAAGCTATCTCCGCAAGGAATAAGGCGAAAAGCAAATGACCTACTTAGAACTCGTCAACGATGTGTTAGCCCGCTTGCGGGAACAACAGGTCACAACCGTTGGCCTGACTAGCTATTCTTCCTTGATTGGTAAGTTTGTTAATGATGCCAAACGCCAGATCGAGGACGCCTACGATTGGAATGCGCTAGGCCAAGAAATCACTTTTACTACGACATCCGCCACGTACGAATACTCGTTGACCGGCGCAGGTCAGAAGTTCCGCGTTACCAGCGATCCACTAAACACCACCAGCAATGTCGTCATGGAAGTCATTCCTGTGGGCGAGATGCGGCGCAAGCAGAACCTGCAGCCACAAGTGACCGCTGTTCCTACCGAATACTGCTTTGAAGGTGTAGACGGCAACGGCGACGCCAAGGTGCAGCTGTGGGGGCGGCCTAATGGCATCTACACCATCAAGTTTTTCCTGTCGGTTCCACAAGCCGCGCTATCGTCGGACTCCACATCTGTGTTGGTGCCGGATGTGTTGGTAGCGCAAAACGCTTACGCCCGCGCTTTGGTTGAGCGCGGCGAAGACGGCGGTCTGAACTCTTCGGAAGCCTACGCGTTGTATAAGACCATGCTGTCGGATTACATTGCTTTGGAAGCCACGCGGTTCCCAGAAATGCAGGAGTTTTACCCCTCATGAGCCAGCCACTGCGCATCGATACGATCTCGGCGCCAGGCTTTTACGGCCTGAACACCCAAGATTCGCCGCTCGATTTGAACGCGGGGTTTGCTTTGGTGGCGACGAATTGCGTCATTGATCAGTATGGCCGGGTAGGTGCGAGAGAGGGTTGGGCTAAAGTCAACAGCAGCTCTGGCAATCTAGGCGCCAATGATGTGGGCGTCATCCATGAGTTGGTGGTGGCTGACGGTACGTACACGATTCTGTTTGCCGGCAACAACAAGATTTTCAAACTCGACGGCAGCAATGCAGTTGTCGAGTTGACCTACGGGGGAGGGGGCACCGCCCCGACCATCACAGCCAACAACTGGCAGTGCGCGTCGCTTAATGGCATTACGTATTTCTTCCAGACAGGCCATGACCCGCTGATTTACGATCCAGCTGTTAGCACGACCACGTACCGCCGCGTCAGTGAGAAGACAGGCTACGCCGGCACGGTGCCGTCGGGCAATGTTGTCATATCAGCTTACGGTCGTCTGTGGATTGCCAGCACTGCGGCGGACAAGCAAACACTGACGTTCTCTGATTTGCTGGCTGGCCATATTTACTCGGGCGGCACCTCCGGCACGTTGAATGTGAACAACGTATGGCCTGCTGGACCAGACGAGATTGTCGGTTTAGCTGCGCACAACAATTTCTTGATTATCTTTGGTAAGCGCCAGATATTGGTTTACCAAGGCGCGACAGCACCGGCAACGATGTCGCTAAGCGATACGGTGGTCGGCATTGGCTGTATCGCGCGCGACTCGATCCAACCTACTGCGACTGACGTTTTCTTTTTGTCTAACAGCGGCGTGCGATCACTGATGCGAACGATCCAAGAAAAATCAGCGCCGTTCCGTGATATCAGCAAGAACGTGCGAAACGACTTAATCGGCATTGTTGCAGGTGAAACGCTGGCTAATATTAAGGCCGTGTACTCGGAAATCAATGCATTTTACCTGCTGACGTTGCCGACCAATCAGTCTGTCTACGTGTTTGATACGCGTGGCTACTTGCCTGATGGATCTGCGCGAGTGACGCAATGGACGTCGATTACGCCGTCGGCTTTGTTGTCGCGTCGCAATGGTGATTTGCTCTTAGGCCAAACTGGCTACATTGGTAAATACGGCACGTATCTGGATGATACAGCTGAGTATCGATTTCAGTACTACACGAATCATAGTGACTTAGGTGATCAAAGCGTCACATCCATACTAAAACGCATTGGTGTGATTGTGATTGGTGGCACAAATCAATACATCACCATTAAGTGGGGTTTTGATTTTAACGAAAACTATTTGTCGCAAAACACGCAAATTCCTACACAAAGCGTGTCGGAATATGGCATTGCTGAATATGGCGCTAATGGGGTTCCTGTTGCGGAGTATGCTGATGGTATTGCACTACAGACGCTATATGCGCAAGGTACGGGCACTGGCCGTATTGTTCAAACGGGCTACGAAGCTGACATCAATTCTTCGCCGTTGTCGATTCAAAAAATTGAGATTCTGTCGAAAAACGGGAGAGTAACGTGAGTAACTATGTAAAGAGTACGGACTTCGCGGCCAAAGACGCATTGGCGTCTGGTAACGCGGCTAAGATTGTTAAAGGCACGGAGATTGACACCGAATTTAACAATATCGCCACTGCCGTTGCGACCAAAGCCGATCTTGCCAGTCCCACGTTTACTGGCACGCCCACGCTTCCGACAGGCACGATAGCTGTTACGCAATCAACGTCTGACGATAGCACCAAGATAGCTACCACTGCGTTTGTGCAAGATGTTGTTGATGCCATAAAACAGTCACTTTACCCAGTTGGCTCTATCTATACCAATGCGACTAGCAGTACCAATCCTGGCACGTTATTAGGGTTTGGTACGTGGACCGCATTTGGCGCGGGTCGTGTCATGGTTGGTTTTGATTCTGGTAATTCGCTATTTGATACAGCAGAAGAAACGGGTGGTTCTGCAAATGCAGTTAATGTAAGCCACACGCACACTGCCACATCTACGGTTACTGACCCTGGCCACAGCCATACAGTAAAAATTGGCGAAAGTTTTAGCGGCGGGAATAGTGTTCAGTACACAAATTCTATAACAGGAAACGCGTCTGTAGTTAATAGCAATACAACAGGAATTACTGTTGCTACTAGTGTTTCAACGGAAGGTTCATCTGGCACCAATGCAAACTACCAGCCGTACATTACGGTCTATATGTGGAAGCGGACAGCATGATTGTCGAAACCTTACCAGACCATCAGATTACGCATCATTTCTCTGATGGTATGTACGCCAAAGAGATGCGTGTAGAAGCAGGACAAGCTATTTTGAAGCACACGCATGACTTTAGCCACTTGTCTATTCTGGCTAGAGGTCGTGTGGCCATGCTGATTGGCGATGAGATAGAAGTTATTGAAGCGCCTGCTTGCGTAGATGTGAAAGCAGGTTTGGTACATGGCATAAAAGCCATTGAAGATTGTGTTTGGTATTGCATCCACGCCAC